GCGTGTATCGGAGAAGAGTTTTCGCCTTTGCCTTTTTTCGCCCGATTCATCTTGACGTTGACGTAGTTCACTGGTTTCTTTTCTGGCATCCTGAAACCATTGCCCGTCCACAAACAGGTCCGCTTCCTGTATGCATCTCGTGGCGGAATGATGGCCGGATATTTAGGGTGAGAGTCGGCCTTGGGCAGATAGCCACCATACTCAAACGGGTCAAACGTATGGTCCGGTTTTCGCCACAGTCTGGACAATGCACCCACGGGGTTCTCTATATAGTAGGGACAACCTATCTTCTCTGCCAGCTTGGCCGCATTGGTCACAGCCGTTAGCGCCTGTTCTTGGAACCGTGGGTTGACCGCAAACTTGAAACTCCACCATCTGGCACCAGCGGCGCTTAAATCCGTGCAAGGCGGGAACGCAGACAGGAACTGAACATCATTATAGGTGCTGGCAATTTCATCCAACACCGCCTCGTCATAGAGGTCGGCTTCAACGTAGTTGATTCTGCCCGCAGTGGTCGTGCCCTTATGCTGGATGTCAAATGCATAACATCTGTAGCCGTCGTCAGCCCAAGGCTGAAGCGCGGCCCCCGTGTAATCGTAAAGTGATAAAACTACCATTTCAAACTAGCGGGAAAGTTCCAGAACGGAACTCGTCGCGGATCCTTGCTTGACGCCGTGAATGTTGGTTCCCGCAAGCGCATAGCCCGTTACATGCGGTCACAATATATTTCGATAACAGGGCCGTTTCCTTTATCGAACTCTGATCTGTACGCATCCCGTTGTACCGGCGTGGTAGTACCGCAATACTCTGCAATCCTGTCTACAACACGCCCAACAGCTACGTCTTTTGCGTTCGAGATGGCTGCACAACTTGCCGTAAGTATTGCAAGAGATGCCAATATAGCTAGTATAAATTTATTTGGTTTCATTAGTACCCGTCCGTCTTTTTTGAAGGTTTCTTAGGAGGTTTCTTGCCTTTGCTTGTTGTAGACTTTCGCTTCTTACCTTTCTTTGGCATCGTTTTCTCACTTGTTTTTACGTCGATAATTCGGCTCTATTTCACGGTTACTCCGCCGCCGGGCTTGTGCTACAGCTTCCTCCACTGTGCGAAACCCTTGTTGCTTAGTTCGTGCCAAAGTGCTAATCATCCTGTCCCTTGCGGCTTTGCTAATGGGTTTCCCACCGTCTTTCGTGGGGATATTGTACCATCGACCGTTATATTGTATAGTTTCTGAATGATAGTGAGACATAACTATATTCCCTAGTCGTTTCTACCGGGTTTTCCGCTTTTATTCTGTGCGCTAGCTGCTGTAGGGCTTGGACTGATACCGGGTGCTTTGTAATCACGGGGCGCTTTTACCCCGGTCGTGGTTCCAGCAGCCGCTGACTTGTCTGTGCTACTCTGGTATTTCATTTTGGTCGGCATTTTCTAATTTCTCCGTGTCGTTGGTTGTCTTTTGACCCACTAACTTGGGTTTTGGGTCTCCTTCGACGGTGTTGATGATTATCTGGATCCCGTCTCGTCCAAAATCTTGTGTTCCGTGATGCTCGATAGCTTTTCGTGCTGGAATTACTCTGTCCATTATCATTTTGGCAGCTTTCAAATCCCCTTTTGACGCTTTTTCACAGATGACTTGCACTATTTTTGGAAAGTGCTTCATCATTATGTGCTCAGACTTGTTACGTACAGCTTCGTCCAGAAGTGTTTTCAAGTTCTTGGAGCCGGGAGGTCTTCCCGGGGCTTTATACCCCGGATCTCCGGGACGTAATTTTTTGTCTTTTACCATGTTCACCTGAGTAAAAAAACCTTAATATAATTTTGGACAATATAGGTACTTTGTAGGTATTTTATAGGTACTTTTAAAGTAACATTTTATGTTACGTTACATTAGGTAAGTTATTTATTATTTCTTTTGTCACTTACGTGTTAATATTATAACATTTTTATATAAAAGTATCAACAACTTTTTAAAGTATCTTATTTCTCCCTTTAAATCAATACGTTACGTTACCCTTAAAATCCTGTTTTTTGTACATGTTACCCAATAACGTTAGAGCATGACCTGAAATTAGAGGGGGGGCCCCTTCATTTGGTACGTTATAACATAACACCCGGTACGTTATAACGTAACATTTTACTGTGCGCTTGGCCGTGCGTGTTAATTTACGTTAACAATAGTTAACATTACCAACTATTAATGATGTTAATAGTTACCGTCGGTAATTCAAAATAAGAGTGTGCGATGAACACCATAGAAGCGAGATCTATAACGGTTATAGATCTGTTTCTTGACATTGGTGTGTCGTCTACTACGCTTACAGGTATCAGTATGTTGCATGGTTGCAATTGGTCGATAGAGACCAATGGTCCACGGCACAGGCAAACGTCACCCAGCAAGGTGGCCAAGCATACAAGCCATCAGCAACCAGCTCTTTAACAATTCGGCGCAGCAACCACCGGTAGGCACCCGCCTAGCGGTGTTCCTCTTTTGTTCCCTACTTGGAGATTGTCCAATGGCTAAGGCCATGAAAATCATTGAAGGAATCGAAGTCAAATCGTCCATAATGACCAGCGCAAAAGTAGCAGGTGAGGAAGTAGCGAGACTTATGATCGCTGCGGACCGTCACAGCACAGGGATAACGAATCTGATTCGCCAAGTGTTTGACGGTCACAAACATCCTCTACTCGCTGCGAGTGCCATGTATGCGCACACTATCGCTACGGCAAGCTCGGACCCCTTTTATTCGCTGCAGCTGTCAACAGCAAAAAAGGAAGGTAAAAAGCTCTCCCCGTCGCAATTAGCACCCGTATCAGCGGTCACCATGGCAATTCGCAGAGTGACTCGCATTGATCGACCAGAAGGCGACGGACCAGAAGGGTTCGAGTTTGGTGAGTACTATTCGCCCGTTCGGACCAAGTCACCTGATGCGCAGTCGGTCGAGGTCAACGGCACGCGATACACCCTCAAGCGCTATCCTGTATCGGTTAACTCTGCTGATTCTGGCAAGCAGCGTGGAGCGGGCAAAAAGACCAACAACGTCAAAACCGACACCGCCCAGTCCTCACGTACTGGTCCGGTAACGGTCGAGGATTTAACTCACGAATTGGTCCTGCAATACGTAACACACCTAGGTGAGACTGTGGGCAAAAAAGGCAAGGTTAAGGACGGCAAGGCCTTTATTGCTCGACTACACAACGCATTCACTCACGGTGTGACATTAGGCGAGTCGCATAGAAAAGGTGAAGCGACACCATTGAAAGCAGCAGTATAGGAAATAAACCCATAGACCAGTCACTCCGGTGGCTGGTCTTTTTTTTGGCTTCAATTCTCACTGTAAATGATTATCATTTACTACTTTGCTATAACAGTTATAGATTACTCGCATGACCCGCACGACCCGCATGACCAACATGACCCGCATGACCCAGGCTGCCTGTACAATCACGTACTCAACTTGACAATGGTCAACTAGACGCTATACTTTGTTTATGATCCGAAAAATTTTCGGATTTTGATGACCACGATTTTCACAGCAAGCTATAACAGTTATAGATAAACGGGAACGGTACAATGATGACACGAAAAGATTACGAACTTATCGCACAAACGGTCGCTGACACTCTGACAAATCAGTTATCGGACATTGATAAAATATGCATTTGGACTGCGCGAGTTGCGAAAACTAATCCTAGATTTGATCGTTTACGATTCACACGAGCTGTGGGTGACCGTCTTAAATTAATACAAGGGTACAAGGTTAGTATCGACAAAACGCAATTGTATTCAGCGCCCATTAGACCGAGATAGTAACCTATAAAAGGGAGGAAACATCGTGTACACAGTATTCACTCGAACGTGGTGGCGAGAGAACAACACATGGCCCAACGGCTTAGAGCCACACGTAGGCAAAAGTAAGACCATAGCCAGAAACGTTCCTGATGAGGAAACAGCACGTTCTATAGCTAGTGATTGGAACAATCTACATGAGTCTGGTAGGCTTTCATTAAAGGCAGAATATTGTTTGACGGGAGAATGATTACATGAACTGGAAAATAAAACTGGACACACCAATTGCATGTACGTACATGTACCGTGGACCACTAGATGATTACGGAAGACCGGGGGGATTCAATTCCCTTGCAGATTTACCGATATCGTCGGTACAGCACTCGGTTAAAAGACAGGGATTTATCGAAGAGGTGTCTCTCGATAACAACGATGATACATTGATTTACAAAGTAAGTGATGAGGATATTACATCATATGTGCGTGTGCTTGACGAAACACAAGTGCAGATTGACGCAGCTGCCAAAATGATAATGGACTTTGAAATCGGATTTAAACTTGCCCAAAATTAAAGGTTTGCTGAAGAAAAAGATTAAACAGCTACATCTGAGGGAACATACTTACACGGGAGAATTAACATGAACGTGGAACAAATCAGTTCTACCGTATATCACGTACACAACGAGGATATGTACGCAGTAGTCGAATCCAGTTCTCGGTGGAATAGCGCGAGGATATTTAAAGCGGAAAACTATGACCGTGCCTCAAGTGATAACAATTATAGTAAAATCAGCGAAATCTATCACAAGAAGCTAGTAGATTTGGGACACATAGTTAAAGCTATATTGAATAGGGAAATTAAACCTTGAATTCAAAGGCGCATGAACGGCTAGTTAGTTGGTACATACGATACCGACACTACAGGAAATCACGCAACCAAGATGCACCGTACGCCGTGCGTCTTCAACGTGACGACGATAAGAATCCTGTTATCTATATAACTACCAGTCATAACGTGCCGGGAGGTCCGTATGTGTTTCTTCCGTATTGGTTACGAGAATTCTAATTTATAGTTTACTATAGGAAAACCACAGATGATTTTATTGATACAGTCAATTTCAAGAAACAGATTTGAACACAAAACCGAAAAAAACGCAGATGGCAGTAGATTGAGGGCTCGAAGGAATGGAATGACACAGACATGGAAGACCAGACCTAACGAATTCAAGATTCCTATTAAAATTGGATTGTGCGGTTACGGGTACATTACTCATGAAACCGCTGACCAGTGGGAAGCAACAGAATGATAATACATAACCACTACGTGTGTGCGATCATACAATTAAACCGCACGAATTGTGCGGACTTGTCTAACTGTAAATACCCGGATATCCGCTGGATAAACGCGCAAAGTAATTTGGAGATATAAATGACTGATAGCAAAGACATTTTTAGCATACTAGTAGCCGCGTTACGTAACGCAGGTTACGATGGTGACGATCAACTGGAAATAGGACTAGATTTTGCTGATGATTTTTATATAGACGTAAACAAAAGAGTAGGTATAACTATCTACGACAAGCGTAACTATAACACGTTATAGCTACATGACAAGATTCACTTACCTTTTAGATTATGTTGATAAGCAAGAATCAACTACGTACAGTAACTTGCGTGATGCAGTAGAGGCTTTACTAAAGTCTTCTACTGAAACAGTAGGTTCACCATTTATATACGTAATTGGACGTAAAAATTTATTCTTGTATAATGTACTTACAAGAGAACGTTACAAGTACAGTTACATTCAATAGGCCCAAAATTATGGAACAATCCAAATGGATGCCACTAGATTATTACGCACACCTTGAAGCATGTACCAAAGCAGCCAGGGCAATAACAGGAAATCCCAAGATGCAAGTAGTTTTGGATGAACACACAAAGCAGCCTCGAACGGATGGCACTGTTATAGAGCATTACAAACCGCATTACGGTATGTCACAAGATGAATGGGTCAAATGGTACGGTATTTTGTATCACGAGATAGGACACTCTGACCCTAGTTGTCTGGAGGATTTCACTGTTCTGAAAGAGAAACACATAGAATATGGATCGTTTGAAGGGAAAGTGCTCAACATAATATCTGACTATTGCCAAGAGAAAAACAAGTTTGATTCATATGTAGGAAGGAAACGATTTCTAGGTGGATTGCGTGCCAACATGTATAAAGAAGCCGCATCAGCAAAAACATTCGGAGCATCCAGAAATAAATACCCGTGTCCACTAGCAGAGAAATTACAATCTTGTCTGGAAACAATGTTCGTGTGGGATTTAGAAAGACGTGAGCATTGGATGAAAAGCTGTATGGGGTATTGCGAACCATTAAAAAATAATCTGAACGAGCAGTCTACGCAATGGTTGTACAAGATGTTGACAGGCGATTACGGAGAAGTACTTGATACTAAGTGTGATGTAGACACACACGGAAGTAGTGCGGCTATAGAGAAGTACATACTAGCGCAGAGAATAATGGATGAGGTATTCGAGTTATCTGAAGATGAAAAGAAAACTTTGTGTGAGCAATCATCATCAATATCTACACCTTTCTCAGAGCATGACGCATCGTCAACAGAATCAAGTAGTAGTAGCGAGCAAGGAACTACCGAAAAGGCTGAAGATCAAGAGAGTACGTCTGATAAGCAAGCTATAAAGTATAAAGTTGAGATAGATTATGATTCTGTAATGATGCATTCACACGATGATAGTGATTATAAAATAAATCGTGGTTATGGTGAAATGACTATTAATTATGACGCGTCAAAAACTTACGGTACGTACTATCCTTACGCTCTTAGTGAAATAGCAGAGATAGATTTCTGGAGTAACACCTTACGCGGCGTTAAAAATGACATTAATCACAAGAAAGTACTAACCGGTAGCATGCAAGGATCACACTACAAGTACGTATTTGATACAACGTCTGGAAGCAAGTTGTCTAAAAAGTTACAAAGATTATTTAAGATACACGCTAAGTCTATATATATATACGGACAGAAGAAAGGAAAGTTACACGCAAAAAACTTGTACCGTACCGCATTGAATATACAAGGATACAGTGATCGCATATTTAAGAAGCGTATAGCGAGTAACATACAAGATACTGCGGTGTGTGTACTGCTAGACTGTTCGGGATCTATGAGCGGAGAGAAGTTCGAGCACGGTGGTACGGCACTGTTGCTACTAAGCGAGTTACTGCAATCTATACAAATACAACATGAACTGTTGGGGTTTACAGACTGGGATCACTGTATTCACTACGTGTTCAAACCTTTTGGAGTAAAAGCGGACATAAAGAAAACACGTAAGTATTTACAACGCGCTAGTACAGGTATGAGTATGAACGCAGATGGAGATAGCATTTTATGGGCAATCAACAGATTAAAATCTCGCCCAGAACTGTTAAAAATTATGATTGTGTTATCGGACGGACAACCAGCAGGAGGAAAAGGTGGAGATATAGATAAATTTACCCGAGACGTAGTAAAAGATGTAGAACGCGATAGATCTGTAGATATATATGGAATAGGTATTATGGACAGAAACGTGCACAGGATTTACAAACAGTGCAGAAGTATCCTACAATCTTCAGAGTTGGAAGACGCGTTACTAGACGTTATTCAAAGTAAAATTCTATAACTGTTATAGCTACAGGAGATTAAAGTGTCGTCAGATAAAACGTTTAACCCTATAGAACATGACATCATGTCTGAAGTGACTGGTATAAAGAGACAGTTAGATGACGTGACAGATGTTAACGAGCACTTACAATCCGTTTCTAAAGAAATAGTAGGAGACAGCTACCAGTCTGTTGTTACCCACAAGCCTCCAAAAGGATTACCAAATATACCTGTACAGGTCTTTGCGGCAAACGATTGGTCAGAGAACATTCGACAATTTATTCCCCGTATGAATCCACTGTATAAACCTGACCCTATGGCACTATACTCATTGTTAGTTGGATGGCATTTAAATGAGCCAGTATTGATATACGGACCTACAGGAAGTGGTAAAACTTCTCTTGTAGAATACGCATCGGCTATAGTTAATCGACCTTACATACGAATTAATGGTCGCGGAGACATGGAAAGCGGTCCTATATTTGGACAACCGTCTGTAGAGATAGACGAAGAAACAAAGCTGAATGTTTACAAGTGGAATGACGGTATAGTTACTGAAGGTGCAAAGGAAGGTGCGGTACTCAACTTTGATGAACCGTTTGCTACACCACCAGAGATACAGATAGGTATGAACTCTTTGCTGGAGGATGATGGAGTATTAATACTGTCTGACAAAGCCGGAAAATTTAAAGACAAGATCGTTAAACCAGATCCACGGTTTAGGATAGTGTACTCAGATAATACGGGAGGATTAGGAGATCAATCAGGATCGTTTGCAGGGGTGCACGTACAGAACACCTCGACATTGGATCGATTTCAAACTATAATATTTCTAGACTATATGAAAAGACGACAGGAGGTTGACATGTTAAAAAGTAGATTTACAACACTTAATTCAGATTTGATTAGGATGCTAGTGGATTTTGCAAACTTGGTAAGAGAAAACTATATAAATGGGGATATCAGTTTAACTATGTCTCCAAGAACCCTCATGTCTTGGAGTGAAAAGGCCATGTTATTTAAGGATATCAAACGGTCTCTTGACGTATGCTTCAGGTGTAAATTTAAAGACGAAGGAGAACTAGGAACTCTGGACAACCATTACAGAACGGTGTTCGGGGATAATTGGTAACATACAATGAGATGCAAGGCTTGCGACAATGCCATGCAACCAGAAGAAGTTTGGTGGCATCCTGACAGAGAGCAATGGGAAGACTTATGCTATCCGTGCAGGTTGATAGTGATAGAATCAATGTATGATTTTCATGATGAAGGGTATGGTTACAAACCAGTAGTAGAATCATTGGCCGATGAAAGGGAGCTATAGTGAGAGACACTACGAGACTTAGATACGACGAGTTTGTTCCTTTTGCACCTAGCGAAGAGAACAAAACAGTAAACATATACCATTGTAAAAAAGGTAATAGAAACGACAAGCTGTATATTACACGTAAACCCCACGGTGTTATCCTTGCTCACTGCTTTCATTGCGATAGTGGTGGTAAGTATGTTGATAAAGGCAGTAGACACAATGGAAAAAAACGCACAACGCACGTTAAACGAAATCAATCTGCCATTAAGCGTTTGCCAAAAGGTGGATACACGCAACTATCGAAGTGGTCACCAGAAGCGCGTGCGTGGATAGATAAAGCTCACATAGGAAAAGCACTCATTCAACAGTACGGATTAACTTTTTATCCACAAGATGATTGCGTATTGTTACCCGTGTATTCTGGATCTATTTTATGTAGAGTTATCAGGCGATCTTTTGGTGATACTCCATATCCAAAGTATTACACAGTGATGCACGATAATTTTCATAATGGACATGCGTACGTTATAAAATGTAGATCTGGAGAAAATAATACTGTTGTATTCGTTGAAGACTTCCTCAGCGCTATACGCTGTGCTCAATGGGCAGATTCTGTACCGTTGTTTGGGACAAAACTTCACGATAACGTGTTTGTTCCTGTTATAAACAGAAAGCCACACTATACTAAACGCATAGTGTTTCTAGATAATGACAACATCAATGTTTTAAAGGCGCAATGTAAGGTTCAAAGGAGGTTAGACACAGTGTTTGATAGTAGAGGAACTGTGGTATACAGGACGAATAAAGATCCCAAAAACCACAGTGAAACAGAATTAAAGGATATTATAATTGGAGCTAACTATGATACGTAAACCGAGACGTAAACCCGGTGACATGTTTATTGGAAAAAACGGAGCTATTTTCTTATGTGTTACACGTATGCAAGGGTTTTACATTGTAAGAGTACAAGATGTAGATAACGGTGGTAAAGAGATGGTCGCAGATATATCGGCAATCCTACGCCGCGACGAGTATTTAGATACAGATTTATGTCAGGACTTGGCTTATATAGGAAACATAGGTAACATATTAGAGCACACTGCTGAAAAGCAGCGTCCGCACTACGAGGAGCTTCGTGAAAAATCTAATCAAGATTCTTAATAATCGCAAGCTAATAAACATGCGGCAGCGCCTTGTGCACGATGTGTTTCTTAGCGACGAGACTGAAAAAGTTCTTCACTCGATGGAAGAATACATGGAAGTCTATAACACTGTTATAGACGATTGGGATACCTTCTTTTTATGGTTTACAACTGTTAAATATCCGGGGTTATCAGGTGCAAAAGTTAAGATATACAAAGCTCTTTTTGAAGCTGTTCGTGATAGTGATGATCCTGTATCTACTGGACACGATAGTTCAATAGCAAAAGACATCGTTGGATCTATACTTAAAAAGACTTACGCTGAAGCGATGGCGTCTAAGTTATTCGATGTAGCTCACGGATCTGATGATACAGATATAAATGAAGCTATTGAAGACAGTCTTTCAGAGTATTCAGAACTACGTGAATCTTACGGTCTGTTAATAGACGCAGACGAAGAACGGGACGAAGATAACAACGTCATGTCTGTATTAGATGATGACACAAGTAAACAATCTAGTGGGTTCAACTGGTGTCTAAAAGAGTTAGACATGACTTTTGGAAAACTTTGTGCGGGAGATTTATATTTTATCGGCGGAAGACCTGACAGTGGTAAGACATCGTTGTTGTGCCATCAAGTAGCACACACACTGAAACAAATAGGTGACGGTAGGTCCATAGTGTGGATGACTAACGAAGAGCGAGCATCCAAGGTAAAACTACGATTGTTATCAAGCATTTCTAAAATGTCAGCTACAGATATAATGTCAGACGTAGACGATTTTAAATCTAAACACTCACACATACTTCCTGAAAAGGACGCGTTGATAGTTAAGAACATATACGATTGGAACACTAAAAGTGTATCATCTTTACTTAATAAGATTAACCCTGCTCTTATAATATTTGATCAATTGTCTAAGATCAGCATAACTCAATCCTGTGCTAACGACGCTGAACGTTTGTCAAAGTTAGCGTCTTTCGCACGATCTCTGAGTCAGAATTATCCTGTCTTGTCTACAATATGGGCTGATGGTAGTGCAGAAGGAGCACAGTACATTCAACAAGGACAATTGTATGGATCTAAAACTGGGATACAAGGGGAAGCGGATGCAATATTAACCGTAGGAAGATTACACAATGATTCTATACCTAATGCCAGATATCTTTACGCTCCAAAGAACAAGTTGTCTGGAGGAGATCCAAGTTGTAGAAATGCTAAATGGGAAGTGGTCATACATCCAGAGATAGGGAGATATAGCAGTGTCAACACCCCATTATGAGTATGTAGTGTTAGATTTGGAAACAACGGTGAACAGTTCTAGAGATTTCAACGCTGCTCCGTTCGATCCTGTGAACGCTATAGTTGTGGCCGGATTGTTAACACCACAAGAGGAGGTATTAATTTATGATTTCCAAAGTACAGATGATACTAACAAGAAAAACTTTTTTGATGCTATACATAATACAGATCTGATTATAGGTCAGAACGTAGGTTTTGATTTACACTATATTCGTAAGTATATGCCATTTATAAATAGTTGGTACGAATGGATTAATACTATAGCTATATGGGACACACAAATAGCAGAGTATCTGTTAAGTGGACACAAACACAAGTTTGAATCTTTAGATTCTCTTAGTGAGAAGTATGGCGGTAACTTGAAAAATGACGCAATAAAAACGTACTGGGATTCAGGAATAAAAACGGAAGACATACCAATGTCCGAACTGTGCGAATACTTAAAGTGGGATCTGATAAACACGTACACGGTTTTTAAAGGACAGTACAAAAAAGTTTTAGATGTAAATGACAAGCAATTTACAAAAGTCTTGGCTGTTCAAATGGAGCACAGACTTGTAACGCTGGAGATGGAATACAACGGTATGTTTTTTAATCAGGCATTATGCAGCAACTACTTGGAAGAACTACAAAATGAAATAGATGAACTTACTAAAAGTATTTCAAACGATATGGATAAGCACTTAGGGTATTATGTAGTAAGTAACCCTTTATCAAATAAACAAGTAGCTACTATTTTATACGGTGGCTATTTACAGTACGACGATACAGAACCTGTTATGAATGAATACGGAGAGATAGCTACGTACAAAACGGGATTAAGAGCGGGACAATTTAAAGAGAAAAAAGTTAAGCGTAAAGAGTGGATAGATGGTGTATTAAGCGCACGACAACAACGTGAATTAGAAGACAAGAACACCAGTAACAGCACATTAAAGGCTATTTGCGAGATGAGGCTGTATCGAGAACACAACGCGTACGTAACGCAGTTTTGCGAATCTATACTTGCACTAAGGAAATTAAATAAAGATGCCAGTACATACTTCGAGGGTTACTCTAAAGAGTGTTGGGAGCACGATTCGTGTTTGCATCCAACGTATAACCACGCATCTACAAGTACAGGTAGAATCTCTTGTACTAAACCTAATGTAATGAATATTACTAGGAAAGAAACATGAGCAAAATAAAAGAATGTTTTCAGTCGAGATTTTCTAATGGGGTGTTGATGCAAGTAGACTTCTCTCAATTAGAAGTGTGCTGTCTTGCGGTTATAGCTAAAGACACTGTACTTTTAGATGAGTTGAACAAAGGGGAAGATATTCACACAAACAACACGTTGATGTTGCACCCAAGTATCAACCCTGAAGAGTTTAAAAAGCTAAGACGTAGAACGAAAGAGTTTACGTTTCAACTACAATACGGAGCAGGTGCTAGATCTATATCCAGATCTTTAGGTATAAGTTACAGGGAAGCATCGAGATACAAAGAAGAATTCTATAAGAAATATACCGGTATAAGAGATTGGCACGCTACATTGCCTTATGAGGCAAGGGATAACGAGTTCATGGGTCAAGACAGAACACCATTGGGGTATCCTGCACGCGAGGCTTATCTTAGATCTATAACAGGTAGGTACTATAAGCACATACAACGAGATGGCCCCAGTTGGGATGCCAGTACTCCAGGGTTCTCTCCAACCGAGTTGCGTAATTACAGGGTACAAGGTTTAGCAGGAGGAGATATACAACCGTTAGCTAATTGCATGTTGTATAGAAAACTTATAAAAGATAAACTATACTTTACAATAAAGCTGATAAACACAGTGCACGACAGTGTAATATTGGATATTAAACGTCGAAGTGTTATGGATTGTTTTCGTCTGATAAAGAGTACGTATAAAGACATAAAGGGACACGTTGAACGCGTATATGGGATGCGCTTTACAGCTCCCCTAAATTATGATGTGGAGATTGGTTATGACCTTCAAAACTTGACCGAAGTAGACATCGATGATGTTATATACTCCTACGATCAGGAGGATTTAACAGAATTACTAGCAACTCTATAACTGTTATAGATAATACAGGACACATTAATATGAACGAAACTATTACCTCTGAAGTTAAAGCAAAACGTCGTGATAACCAAGCAATTAAATTGGCGGACGGCGAGTGGTACAGCGTATTTAAAGCACAAACCAAGGTTTTAGAAAACTTAGAGAGGGGTGATGTAGTTGTTGTAGACTACAAGTTGAAGGGAGATTTTCGTAACATTCAATCCTTGCAAATAAGTACTGACCCACAAGTACCGGCAACTAATGGATCTAATGGAGCAGCTAAACCACGATACTCTGGTCCAAAGGGGTATTCTGAAAAGGCGTTTCCAATGCGTAAAGACAGTCCAGATCGTACTATTATACGTAGCGTAGCCGCTAAGTTGGCTGTACATAACTCACAGAACGCAAACATGAAAGAAGTACCTACGTTGCAAGAACAAGTGTTTGTGGCTAGGTTTTGGGAAAACTATATTTCGGGAGATGCAGATTTAGATGCTTTGTTGTCGGGTATGGATAGTAGCTCTATATTGGACGACTTAGATTCAGGTACATTGGAGATTAAAAATGTCATACCGGATATTGATTGATGGAGATTTGATTCTACACAAAGCAGCCCATGTATCCCAGACGCTGAAGTACGGCGTCTGGAGTACTGTTAAAGAGTTCGAGCAAGGATTTGCACCTGTGGTTGAATACAAACGAAAAGGAGACGCAGTGAACTGGGTTAAGGGAACTGGTAGTGCTTTATGCATTATTCAGCCACTTGTACAAGCTAAGTCGTTTAGTGTTGCTACTAATGCTGTTAGTAATATGGTCAATTCTATAAGAGAGACCTTTAAAGAAAACGGATACGATGAAAGTAGTGAACCTATAATGTACTTTACTGATAGTGACGGTAACTTTAGAAAACAATTGAGTTCACTTATTCCGTATAAGGGCAACAGAAAGAACTATGTACGACCTTACTGGTTTAACGCTATTAAAGAGATGTTAAAAGATAGGTATAATTGTGTGCAAGCTGTGGAAGAAGAAGCTGACGACTGTCTTGGCAGAGACGGCACAAACGGTCAGGATTGTGTGATCGCGTCTCTAGATAAAGACATGTTAACAATTCCGGGCAAACACTTAAATTGGGTTCGCAGAACTATTACGAACATAAGTGAAAGGGAGGCAATGTTTAACTTCTACTCGCAACTACTACAAGGCGATGTCGCAGATAACGTAGTAGGTATTAAAGGTATGGGTCCAGTACGAGCTAACAAACATTTGGAGCGACAGGTGTCTCTACAAATTGAAACGGAGGGTAAAAGCTCGTACGAAGATTCCACACAAATGTATGAGTCGCAGTTACACAGCGCCTGTTCTACAAAATATTTAGACTTTGTTATTCACGGAGTAACTAACGCAGCTAAGACAGATGTTGCACTATCGCTTCATGACATGGACGTTTATGTAAGTTGCGCCAAAAAGTGGTTAAATTCAAACGCTAATCTTTTATGGATTAGGAGAACTGGTAGAGAGCAATGGGGACGAGATCAGATAACATTACAATCCTATCAAAAGACGAACCCTTCAACCCGTACGAAATCTTCCTGATAGATGTTGAAGGTACGACATATAACTTAGATATATCACAAGTGTTACATTCAGAAGATGGAGGCTTCATGTTCTTATTTACAGAAGAAAATGATTACCCCGCAATTTGTTTTAACACAGAGCAAGTACACATGTACATGATGAAAAAGAAAGGTGAAGAATGGCCAATAGACGATCTTATAGAGGTATAACATATCGTTCGCAATTTGAACGTAGGATAGCAGAGCACCTACACAAGATGCGAATTCCGTTCAAGTATGAACCGTTCGAGTTAGGGTACTACTTACCAAAACTCGGCTTGTGCGATTCTTGTGGAGGAACTAAGGTGCTAATATACCGTAGGTATGTACCCGACTTTCTTGTAGCGGATAACATTTTAATAGAAGCTAAGGGAAGATTCACATCTGTAGATAGAACCAAGATGAAATTGGTGTGTCATTGGAACCCTGAGTACGACGTACGTATGATGTTTCAACGAGACAATTTTATTACCAAGAGGCACAAAAAACGCTACAGTACATGGTGCAAGGAACACGATATACCTTATGCCTTTGATGAAAAGGGTCACATACCTAAGTGGATAACCGTTTGAGGAACCACGATATGCATGATACTGAACACTATAAAAGTACGTCTTTGCTTGTTATTGGTGACAGTCACGTTGAACCTGAACAAGACTTGTCAAGATTTAATGCTCTAGGACACTTGTGTCTTGAACACAAACCTGATATAATTCTATCTATTGGTGATTTTTTATCTTTAGACAGCCTTTCTGCTTGGGACGCCGATAAGAAGAAGACAATGGAGGGTAAAAGATATTGGGACGACGTTAGTTCAGGTAACAGTGCGCTTGATGCTTTGGAGTTACCTATAACATGTTATAATTCGGTTCAAGCTCAAAAGAAAAGAGCACAGTATAAACCTAGAAAGATATTTCTAAAAGGTAATCATGAAGACAGATTAGACAGGTACATAGAAAAGAACCCTATACTAGATGGTGCTGAAATATCTATAGAGTACAACATGAACTTGCACAAACGTGGTTGGCAGGTAGTGCAGTATAAAGAACACCTTGTTATAGACGACGTGGCTTTTACACACATACCTATCAGTAACAACGGAAAGCCAATAGGTGGTAAGTACGTTTGCCAAAGAGCTTTAGATTTATATAACTACTCTATTGTGTTTGGACATACGCACAGATTAGAAGTAGCTAATAAACACAGGCACGGTGGAGAACACTTACAACAGTCTTTAAATTGTGGATGCTTCTTTGATCACGTACCTGATTACATGCAAGGCGCAACTACAGATTACTGGCGTGGTGTTGTACTAATTGATATTACACAGCCAATGAGGTTTGATATCAAAACTATTTCTATGTCTCATTTAATGCAGGAATACAGGAACCATGAAACGCAATAATGCTATTTCCAAGACGCATCAAAAACTAGCTCAACATTTGTTGAGTAAAGAAAAAGACCCGTTGCTTATAGCTGCAACACTTACTAAAAGCTGTTTGCTAGAGAAGGCTACTTTAACTATCAGACCGACTGAGTTGTTTCTCAGTACCGTTGATGTATTAAGTGGAGCACCAGTATTCTCATACCAGCGATTACCTGATGCATTGTCAACTATAATGACTGAGGTACTAGATAAGGCTAAGTTGGGAGAGATAACAATAGAGATACCGTGTAAGTACCTAGTAGAGCCTGTGGATGACGACTACTGGGAATACAGAGCAGTAGCTGAAATAGTAGAGGAGATAGATCGTGGGAAAGGAGGAAATTAGGCGTAAGCGCCCAGAGAAGAGAACCAAGGACTCTCTTTTTCGGGAATTGGCACAATCACAATACAGTCAGAAAGTGGTACGTAGTAGAAGGAAGTACGACCGCAATCAATGCCGTCAAACTGACTGGTTAACTGATACAGATAACGTATAGATACAGGAGGGTAGCAACGTATGTCGAAATACATGGATGACTATCAGACTTTTATACACAAGTCTCGATACGCTAGATGGCTAGATACAGCGCAACGCAGGGAAAACTGGGATGAAACCGTTGAACGATATGTATCATTTTTTCGTGACTTGGGAGAACAACGCGGATGGAAACTAGAGAATACTTTATACAATACGATAACATCTTCGATGCTATCTCTGGAGGTTATGCCCTCAATGCGAGCACTGATGACCGCTGGACCAGCCCTTGCCCGAGATCATACAGCGGCTTACAACTGTGCCTATCTAGCGATGGACAAGGTGTTCAAGTTTTCGGAACTAATGCACTGTCTACTGTGCGGGACGGGTGTTGGTTACTCAGTGGAGTCGAAGTTCGTAAACGCTCTTCCAGAAGTATCGGAAGAGATGTTTGAAACGGATACTATTCTACATGTCGCAGATTCTAAAGACGGTTGGTGTAGAAGTTTTAAGGAATTGCTCGGGTTGTTATATAATGGGCAAGTACCAAAATGGGATCTCAGTCAGATTCGGCCCGCAGGCGCTAGACTTAAAACGTTTGGAGGGCGTGCCTCCGGGCCAGAACCGCTGGGTGAACTATTCCAATTTTGTGTCAAGCTGTTTAAGGCAGCTTGCGGAAGACGATTGCACTCAATAGAAGTACACGATTTATGCTGTAAGATTGCAGATGTTGTTGTGGTTGGAGGAGTTCGTAGAAGCGCACTGATTAGTTTAAGTGACTTGGATGATTCCAAAATGAGGGACGCTAAAAAGGGCGAGTGGTGGAGAGAAGACAAACAGCCGTACAGGGCGTACGCCAACAACAGTGTTGCGTACTCAGAGAAACCTGATGAAAGTACTTTCTTAAAAGAGTGGTTGTCTTTGATGGAATCTAAGAACGGAGAACGAGGAATATTTAGTAGGCAAGCTGCTAAGAAACACTTGGAACGTAACACATCTAGGAACGTAGAACACGAGTTCGGAACAAACCCTTGCTCCGAGATACTTCTACGTGACAGACAGTTCTGTAATCTCAGTGAAGTAGTTATTAGAGCAGATGATTTCTTTGACGATGTAAAAGAGAAAGTTAAAGTGGCTACAACGATTGGTACAATGCAGTCCGCTCTGACAGACTTTCATTTTTTGTCCAAGGTTTGGACGTCTAATTGTGAGGAGGAGCGGCTACTAGGTGTGTCGTTAACCGGTATAATGGACCATGAAGTATTCAGTGGTCAGATAGAATCGTGCCCCGGACAACTTTCGCAATGGTTGCGAGAACTGCAAAAGGTTGCTGTTGAGACTAACAGAGAGGTAGCTGAAGCTATTGGAATACATGCGTCTACGGCGATTACTTGTGTAAAGCCCAGTGGAACGGTGTCGCAGCTTGTGGATTGCAGTCCGGGCATACATCCTCGTTTCTCTAAGCACTACATACGTACAGTGAGAGGAGACAAGAAAGATCCTATATCCCAGTTTATGATTGATCAAGGAGTAACGTGCGAACAGGATGTTACAAAAGACAGCCATTGGGTGTTCTCCTTTACAAGAACAACGCCTGATGGTGCTATTACTGCGTCAGATATAACAGCTATTCAACAACTGGACTTGTGGAAAATATATGCTGAAAACTGGTGTCATCACAAACCATCTTGTACAATATACGTAGAAGAGGGCGAGTGGCTAAATGTGGGCTCTTGGATTTACGATAATTTTCATTTGGTATCTGGTTTATCGTTTCTTCCTAAGTCAGATCATGTATACAGACAAGCACCCTATCAAGCTATATCAGGGGAACAGTACCAGCAGTTTGTAAGTAACAGTCCTAAGCTGGTAGAATGGTCTAACCTGTCTTCGTACGAGTATGAAGATACTACTACAGGGTCGCAAGAGTATGCGTGTACTGCTGGTGTGTGTGACATAGAGTAATAAAGCTATGCCCAAAGTATCGCTAGTGAAACGGGTAGAGGGTGGGCATCAACAGGTTGTTTTACTAGCAACGGTGCAACTCGGGGACGTAGATCTCTAGTCACCGTTTACTTTGGGCTCTTTATCTATAACTGTTATAGAAAGGGGAGCAAGCGGATGAGGTATAAACATGAGTAGAGATACAAAGTCTAACTACTACGATGCCGGTGGAATAGAGGTTCTGGATATAGTAAAAGCAAAGCTGGAACCCTGCCAGTACAAGGGTTACCTTTTAGGTAACGCTTTAAAGTATCTGACAAGAGCTAACTTTAAAGAAGATAGTAAACGGGATATAGAGAAGGCTAGTAACTACTTGAAGTTTCTACTTGAGACTTATAATGAGGACTAGAATGCACCCTGTACACACAGAACGAGTACTAAAATGCAACGGATGCACACAATGTTGCAGAGGTCCAGACAGGCTACTACCCATAGACCCGTCTCAGGCCGTCATATACGACACACAGCAGATTCCTTTTTATGGAGGATACCTGACAGTGCTTGCCATGAAAGACAACTGTGATTGCGTCTACTTAGACGAGAACGGATGTTCTATTTGGGAAGATCGACCTGTAGAGTGTCGACAGTACGATTGTCGTCAACACATGAGAAGTGAAAAAGAACGGAGACGCTTACCTCACGTAGCGTTAGCGTCTCAGTTATTAACTAATAGAATGGAATCCTAGCAGGGGGGGGGGCAGGTATTTTCTATTTACATATGGGGTAAGTATTGCTGTCTCTGCTTGTCTGCTCTTTGCGGTTCAAAGGTAGGTATTTGAGAACGGTTTTGTTCATCAGTCTGACGGATATACCAT